GTTTGATCTTGCTCGCGGCCCCAGTCAGAATCGTTGTCGTCGTTGCGGTGGTGATACTCGCAATGATGATGGTACCCGTGTCCGAGCCATCAACGACCGGCGGAGTAGCCGTGCTGACGGTGATGTACGAGCCGGTGACCTCGATATCTGCGGTCGCGTCTGTGACGACGCGCAGCAGATGGCTCGTGCTGGAGCCAAGGAGCATCAGATTTCCTCGAAGCAGATCGTCGAGGATGCGACGTAACCCGCGCCGAGAGCGGTCGTCAGGTTCAGGCACAACCGCCCGCCACCCTGGATCGGCTTGCGAAGATCGGGGGTGAAGATCAGTTCGTAAGGAACGATGATCGACGCCGAGTCGTCCCAGAAGATGTCACCGATGGTCCCGGGAGTCGTCACCGTGCGCGTGGTCGTGGTCGAGGCAGCCACGGTGTTCCGCGGGTGAACCGCTGCGGGCGTTACCGCTGACCCGCCCGATCCTGTGGTGGAGCGTTCGCAGATTTCAAAGCGCGCCCGAACGTCCTGCGCAACACCTGACGTGATCGTGGGCTCAAAGGTGACTTTAACCCAGTGCACGATGAGGGAAACACTGGCAGCCGCTACAAGCTCCCAGATGTCCTGAGCTGCGTTGGTGACCGTAACGCCGGTGAACCGGCTCGTATACATCAGACCGACTGCCATGATGGCTCCTTATGCTGCGACGCAGCTTATACGTGAAAGAAAACAGGTAGTGCGTTTGTACGTACGCTCTGCAATGTTGATGGTGCGGCTCATTGAACACCAATCGCTTTGCCGTCCGGCCCCCGAATTAGCTTCTTCGGGCGTCCCATCTCTTTTGCCAGCATCCCGAGGGCGTCTTGAACACCTTTTAGGAGTTCCGACATGCCGTCGTCCTTCTCCTGGGTCTTTTCCTGAACCTGGGCCTCTTTGGCGTCTTCCCTGGCAAATGTAGCCCCTAGCTTCTCTGCCTCGAAGGATTGAGACTGGGCCATCGTGTTCGATTGATGCTCCAGTTTCGCGTTCTCGATGGCGAGCTTTGTCGCCTCTTGCTCGCGAACGATCTGGAGTTGCAACTGTCGGTCCTTCTCCTTCTCCGACGCTTCAAACGCCATCCGCTCCTGGTCAATCGCCGCTTGGGCTTGGAACTTCTGCGCATCCGCCTGGAGTTGCGCCTGCGTCTTTTGCTGGTCGGCTTGGAGTTGGGCTTGGGTCTTTTGAGCCTCTGCTTGAGCTTTGATCGCTTCAGGGTTTGGAGGAGCAGGCAATTGAGCATTGTCCCCGGGGTCTTTCCAGAACTCCTCGGTTTGCTTGAATCCGGCGTTCTGAGTGAGCCTGGCGAGGGCGTTGTAGATTTCCTTCGGTCCTGTCAGTCCTAGAGGGAGCGCTTCCTTCTGAGCGGTCAGGATCATCATCAGGTGCTGGAGCATCTGATCTTTGTTACCTGTGCCTAGACCAACAGCGACGGTGAGATTCTTCCGGGTCTTCCACTCCTGAGGATTGACCGGAACCCACTTGTTCCGCAGCTTCATCTTCTCCTGAGATGAGCCGTTCCTGATCGCCATCGCATGAACAATGAGCATCAGGGACTTGACCCCTGTCTCTGCGAAGATGCGGGCGATCATCTCGATGCGCTGCTGCGCAGCGGTCATGATCTGTGTGATCCCGGTCGCTGTCTTGTTCAGCGAGTTGGCATCTAGACCCTGGTTGTACCGAGTGACACCAGTTCTGGATTCCCGGATGGAGTCGATGTACTCGACCGCAGAGAGAATCGCGGGACCGTTCGGTTGCGTGATGATTGGTGCGATTGCCTGATTCGGGTCGCCGTTGACACGGACCACGCCGTTAGGACGAGTGACCAGAAGGTCATCCAGGTTTACGAGGTTTGCATTAACAGCGTGCCGGCTGTTGTTGGTGACGTACATGTTGTCCAGGAATCCTCGAACCAGGACGGTCCTGATCCGCTGAAGGTCTTGGACAACGTCATCCAGGCTCAGGCCGTAGTGTTCATGTGGCTGTCGAATCGGGGTGATCGCCGCTACGGGAATCAGGTCTGTCTCTTCGCCCTCATCCCCGTTGAGGATCGTGGACCCGACGATGACAAACTTTCTAAGCTCCGCGATCCCATCCTCGTCTACATCGATCATCATCCATGCATACCGACACTTGACACGGCGCATCGATGGATCAGAACCTCCATCATCCCCAGGCTCGAACAGGTCGTCACCCTCCACGGAGCGACGAATCCGGGTATCCATCTCGTTGATGTCGGACGAATCGTCAGAGATATCGTCCTCGACTTCATACCCGTTCTGCCTCAGAGCAGAGATGGTCGGGTAGTCGATGATTTCCAGGAACGGGCAATCCTCGAAGTCAACATTGGGCCAGTCATGAGCGACTAGAACCTGCTCGGGGGGGATGTTGAACAGCTTCTCACATCCGTACTCTTTCGTCTGCTGGGCGACGATGTCATGCAGCATCACCGGGGGGATTTGCTCCCCTTGGGGCCCGATTCCTCCCGATGTGATGGGGTAGGCTGAGTGCTGGAGGATTTCCACTCCGTCCTTAGCCAGTAGGGCCATCTCGTCTTCCGTAAGACCTTTGTACGTCTCCCGGCTTTGCTGCTTCTCGGTGAGGTATTGAACCAGGACATAGCCTGTTTTCTGGAGCAGGGCGTCGTGGAACCAGTCGTGGAAGATGATGAACCCGTTATTCTTCTGGTTCACCACGTAGTTGACGTAGTCCGTTTCCTGCTGGGCCTGCTCCTCGTCCTCCGGCCCCGTAGGGTCGAAGCGGACTACCTCATCGCCTGAGGCGAAGATCTTTAGCAGGGAGGGCTTGATCCACTCGATGGTGTCGGACACATCGCGCATCACGACCTGAGAGCGGCCTTGCTGCTCATCCCCGTAGGGACGGCCGAGATATCGGTCGAGGGCTTCGGATCGCTCGGTGTCGAGGTCGCCCCGACTAGAAGCTAGGTCTTCCTGGTACTCAATTGCCGCCAGAATGTCCATGATCCCCCACAACCTTACGCGGTCTTCCACGTCTCGGAATGGAGACGGCGCGTTCAGCGTTGAGAGATTCTAGCAAGTGTGCGTTCACTTGTCTTGCCAATTCTTCCACCTGGCGTTCAAGCGAGAGGATTCGCAGGTTCTGCTCGTGCATCTTGGCGAAGAGGGCTGCGCTCATTCGGTCCTTTCAGACAATTCCTGCATTGGAGTAAGCCAGTTCCCCCCACTTGTGGGTGTCGTGGTTGTGGAGTTTGTCAGCCACCTGGGCTAGATACCTCAGCGCATCCGCCCCGTGCGAGGCATCGTCATGGACAGGCTGCCCTGTCTTAGACCCGTCTACCGTCACGTGACGATGGTAGCGTTTGATGGCATTCAGCCAGTCTTTTGCACTGGAATCGATCCAAAGCCTAGGGAAGATAGTGCGTACTAACTTGATCCCATTCTCGATGTAGTCGATGGGGACAATCTCCACCTGTCGGCCTAGCTGTTTCACGATCTCCTCTGCTGATCGGCCACCTGAACTCTTGCTCTTTGCTTTGGCATCATGGGGAAGGTAGTCCGTGCCCCAGGCTAGGCCCTTCCAGGTGGCCTTGAGCGCGTCGAGTTCCGAGATGTCCTGCTCGTAGGTCGAGAATCGGGAGATGTAGGCCCCGATGATTCGTAGCTCCGAAGCGGCCCGCTGTACGAGGAGAATAACCGTTTGATCGTTCCAGCCCAGATCCCATACGGTATGTGTTTTGAGCAGTGGATCGTGAGAAACGGTGGTGAACCTACCGCTACGCTGTAGTGCGTCAAGCTCTTGTGCATAGATGGCTCCCTCGACCGCTGGCCGGCACTTGCCTTCATAGACCGTCTGATACTCAAGCGGATTCCGGCGTTCGAGATACTGCCGGTCCTTCTCCTGCTTATCGTTCCACCAAGGGTTATCCCGCCAGTTGATCTCCTGAACCCAGGCCCCCTCGGGCGGGTCGAGCACAAACCGCTGGTAAGTCTCGTCGGTATCAAGTTCGGGGTTGAACGTGACCCAAATCTCAGACCCGAGCTTGCGAATGGTCGGGATCAGGGTTTCCCATGACTTGCGAGTGACTACCGCAGCCTCCTCCACCCAGCAGATATCCACCGCCTCGAAGCTCTTGAGGTTGACTACGTTCTGCTGTCGGATGCCGATGAAACTGAACAACGCCCCCGACTCAATGCCGAGGATGTGGTTCTGTTGGACATCGAACAGGGACTGGACCCCGAGGCGTTCGATGGTAGCTTTGATGAGGTAGTGGACCGACTCCTCGATGCTCTTTTGCGTCTCCCGAGCACACAGGATGCGCAGCGGCTCCATAGTGGCCCGCATCACTAGGACTTCCGCTACCGACCATGACTTGGTCGAGCCCCGGCCGCCGTAGATGACTTTGTAGCTATTGGGGCTTAGGAGGCCCTCTAGCTTCTCAGGTATCTGAAGGCTTGGCATCCCACTCCAACCACTTGGCTTTGACCTGATCCAAGCCGCTGATGAATGTCCTAGCCGGCTGATCTTTGACCCATTCGACCAATATCCACTCAGTGACTATCACGCATCCATCCACCACCTTACCTTTGTAAGGTGACTTCTCGATCCAATTCTTAGGGATTTGGAGGCTGGGCACGCTTTGCCTTGTACCAAGCGCGTCGATACGCTTTGCGCGCTTCCGGGTCTTTGTACTTGCCGTGGCGTGAACTACCAAGCGGCTCTGCGTGAACTACCTTTTCTGGCGTGAAGACTCGCTCAATAGATGGCGCGATCCAAGCCAATGCGTCAGCCTTGTCGCGCTCCACAGCAGTCTTCACTCGATCGCAGAGCCTCACTTCGGCCTCACCATCTCCACCGTCCAATGCTGCTTGATCGGCCCGCCGTCTGGACCTGTGATGGTCTGCTCTGTACGGGCTAGCTTTGGAATGTGGTACTCAATCACGTCCATCATGCACTTGTAGGCCGCCATTGGGCCTAGTTTCTCGTCTGCTGCAATCGCGTCCAACCAGCCCTCTAGCCTATGGGCGTTGTTGTCTACAAGCGCTGCAATGGCTTCTCGTGCGTTGTGAGTCGCTTTGTTGGGCGAACCCTTCGGGCGAGACATAGATCACCGTTGTTTATGAGTCACGCCATATGTTAGCGCATGCTAACTAGTTAGTGTCTACTAACAACCACGTTTGCCGGTACCTTTGGTCTTTTTGCCTTTGGATTTCATGGTTTGCTCCTGAAACGAAAACGCCCACCGATCAAGTGAGCGTTTGCGCGGATTCGGCCGTTACGCCTACTCTTGGAACCCGGCACGTATCTGAGTTCGAATCCTGGGCCATGTCGTTGATTTTACTTGTTTCCAGCTTATCCACAAGCATCTGAGCCCAAACCGGCCAACTGTGTCGCTCCAGCGTGTTCAATGCTCGGTTTAGGAGCAGGCTCATCTCTTGGGCCTCTTGTTTACTTTGGAGCAGGATGTGGATCATCTTTTCAGTAGTTCTATTGCCTGCTCAGGCGTAGAAATCACGTAAACCCTTACTTGCATCCGCTCGGCCCATGTCTGCTGATTGCTGTTGAGTTTCTGTCCGCGGCTGGCTTTGGGGGTTTTGCATTCGATCCAGTACACCTCAGAGCCTCTA